TCAGTGACTATCTCTTCGCGCATTCCGGCAAATGGATAACGGACGACCCGATCAGAGTCGAGCTCTTAGGCGACGGGAAGGCGTTCGTAATCTTCCCCGCGATCGCCGAAGTGGACTCGAGGGAATTCATGACGATGTTGGGGGATGAGTGAATTGAGCGGGAATCATTTGATGTTCTGCCGCACGGTGGTGCGAATCTTGTCGGAACCATCCCAGTGCCATTCGATTGCGGCATCCGGCGTGCCGGTTTGCAGGGTTCCTAACGCCAAATACGAGATTCTGGAGTTCGGCTCACACGTGAAAGGCGGCTGCTGGTCGAAATGCATCAGCCCGTCGAGTCTCTCATCGGATGCCGATAGGTTGATGACGACCACATTCCGCGAGCTCTTGTTGCGGATGGTGAACCGTGATCCATGTCCGGTCCATTCCGCATCACCCCATGGAACTGACGTGAATGGATTGGCATCGTCCGCTATGCGGTTGGCCTCCTTGAGCTGTTCCACCTGCGCACGCAGCGCTTCGGCTGATTCCCGAGCCGCTTCAAGTTGCGATTTAAGCGTGGCGTTCATTTCGTCGGCACGCCGCACATCGGCCTCGTACTTCTCCCGTGCTGCCTTCGCGTTCCTCGAGTCCTTTATCGCGGTCATCACCCAGCCTGCGATGGCGATGGCGAGTGTGATGGCCAAACCGATAACGGTCAGAGTGGTCGGCAGCGTCCATTCCCATGGGCCCGTATTCATTGATTCTTCTCCTAACTGTTCGGCCCGCACGTCGCATATGCGGGATGACACCGATTTTAGGAGGGGGCCGGGCGGTTCTTCTAACGCCGCCCGGCATCACATACGCAAAGGAGGCGCGTGATGGAAGACGATACGACGTTCGCTGCGCTCGCTGAGGTCCTGAAACCGATGAACACGACGAAGGACATCGCGGACCGTTGCGGCATCAAGGAGGGCACCTTGGCGTACTGGCGTGGTGCGGGAATCGGCCCGAAGTTCGTGAAGGTCGGACGGACCGTCATGTATCCGAAGGAGCCGATGATCGCCTACTTCAAGGAACACCTCTACCAGAGCACATGTGAATACGAGGGAAAGGAGTCGGCATGAAAACGATTCGCAAGGCCTGCGTGCAGGCAGTGTTCGACGAGTTCGAGACCCAGGGCGAAATAGTCCACCCATTCAAGTACGGGGATGCGGAGGCCATGAGGCCGCTCGGCCACATCGCCGGCTACATCGACCTCGACGTCACCGGAATCGTGGACCTCATCATCGACACGATCAACAAGGAGCTGTGATGACACTCAGGAGAATCGACGCGGAAACGCTGCTGACGCCACCAGTACCGCCGAGGGGCACGGTGATCATGTTCGGTTTGACCGGCTATGCGATTCGCGTCACGGGCAAGGGCGCCAGCCTCATGGCACTCGACGTCGACGGAAGCCAGGAGCTGGCGAGCATCGGGAAAGACCAGGCAAGGAAATTCATTCAAAGCATCGGAGGCGCAAGATGACGGACAACGATTATCGCATTGAGGACAGGTTCGAAAAGGGAAGGCCGAACTACACGCTCAGGCGTTTGAAGTTCACGCTGGCCGTGGTCGGTCTGGTCGTGAGCGTGACGCTCATGCTCACCTGGCATGGCGGCGGTCTGACAGGCGCGCTTGTGGTTGAGGGCGTGTATCTGGCCACGGCCCTGTGGCTGACGGTCAGGTTCGCTCCGCGCGATGACGTGGATGGCGACGTCTGACCGTATCCGCCGGCGTACAAGGACGCGGACGGATGGCGGAGGCGTGGGGGTCCCTTCATCTCACATTGCATTTCACGCATGCACTCTCACGTCTTCCGCTGTCACGCCGTCCGCTGTGGGTTCGAATCCCGCCGCCGGCGCTTGGCCGGACCGTCAACGCCGCCCGCATCCCCGCTTCGTTCAGCTTTCTTGGTGGTGTGGGAACGATGGGCGTGCTTCTTTGCTGTCATGGCGCCCAGCGGTCCGGCTCGTATCAATCAATCTCATATCAATCAAGGTCAAGGGAGGAACCGATGAAGGAGATTCTGCCGCATTGGCATTTCAGTCCGAACGCTCCGGTCAAGGACGTCGACACGAAGAAGATGACGAGTGGTGACAGGGCGGTGGCCGGCGCGTGCCGTCGGGCGATGGAGACCGAGGCGTGGAAGGAGCTGGTGATCCTCGAATCGTTGGGCGTGCGTTTCAACGGACTGGTGGGCCGGTTCGTGTCCGAGGTCGCCATGCCGGTGTTGGAGGTGATGCCTGGTGACAGTTTCCATCAGGGCGCGAAGGCTCAGTTGTCGCACATGGTGAAGACCAGGGATGGTGGCGAGACCATCCGCATCATCAAGACTCTCGCCGTGAAAGGTAGGTTCTAATGGCTGGTGAGACGATTATCGCGGTGGTGGGCAATCTGACCGCGGATCCGGAGATTCGTACCACTGGTAGCGGCGCAGCCGTTGCCAGCTTCACGATTGCCTCAACCCCGCGCACCTGGAACCGTAACACGAACCAGTTCGAAGACGGTCAGGCTTTGTTCATGCGCTGCTCCGCGTGGCGCGACATGGCCGAACATTGCGCGCAAAGCCTGGCAAAGGGCATGCGTGTGATCGCCCAGGGCAGGCTGACGCAGCATTCATGGGAGGACGAGCAGCATCAGAAACGGTCGAGCGTGGAGTTGCAGGTCGATGAGATCGGGCCTTCCTTGAGATATGCGACCGCGCAGGTGACCAAGGCGCAGCGTGGCACGGCTGGAGCGTATGGCAATCCGTCCTCCGCTCCGGCGGGCTATACGGGCGGAGCCACCGCTGCCGGTGCTTCGTTGCCGCCGTCCGACCCGTGGGGCTCGCCACAAGGCGAATCGTCATCGTTCGGTGATTTCGGCAAGCCGGAATCGGAACCGGAATTCTAAGGATGAATCATGAGCCTTCAAGCATTGACATGGGTGATATACGAGGTGGCCTCGGACATCAAGTATTCGGATTTCCGTGTGCTTCTCATCCTCGCCGACATGGCCGACCAGCAGGGTCGTGGCGCGTGGCCGAGCAGGAGCACGATAGGCCGGTTGGCCGGATGCAGCGTGCGCACCGTCTCCTACGCGTTGAAGAACCTCGAAGCCTCCGGGCTGATCAGCAGGGGAGACCAGCGCATCGTCTCCAACCTCGGCGGATACAAGCCGACCGTCTGGAACCTCAACATGGGCAGGAGTGCAAAAACTGCACCCCTCGAAACCGCCAAACAAGCAGTGCAACATGACTGCACACCACCAGTGCAAACAGATTGCACACCACCAGTGCAACATGACTGCACACCACCAGTGCAAACAGATTGCACACCACCAGTGCAACGAGGGGTGCAAAAACCAGCGGACAGGTGTGCAAACAGCAGTGCAACATGTTTGCACAAGAACCCAACTAAGGAAGAACCGTATATAGAACCTAGAGAGAGTAACGCGCGCGCGAGAAAACAAATCCCAATACCAGCCGACTGGAAACCCTCTGAGGAACACCGGGCGCTCGCCGACAGGCTCGGCATCGACTGCGACATCGAAGCCGACAAATTCCGCGACAGGGCCCTCGACTCGGGAGCACGCTCGGCCGACTGGAACGCGAAATACCGCAACTGGCTCATCAAAGGCAAGGAACGCGGATTCGCCACACCAAAGGATTCCAACGCTCGCCGACGGTTCACGTGGGGTAGTGAAGAGGTCAAACGGGTGCTCGGCCCGATAGCCTGCGAGGGCACGGACACGTACATGGAGCTCGCATGCAAGGTCGCCGACCTGCTCAACCAGGGCGTGGACCCGGACATGCTGCGCCGTCAGCTCGCGAACGTGCCCGGCGACGTATTGGCCGAACAATTGTTCGAACAGGAGGCGGCGGCATGAACGCCATGACCATCGCACACATGGCCGGCATCCTCACCTCGGCCATCCAATCCGCGGACCGATTGGAACTCGACGCGCTCAAAGGTCCGGCGCTCGCCGATATGGACCTTGACCTCGTCCGCGATATCAAACGCGACTGCTCGACCTGCATCGGCCTGCTCGAACAAATCGGAAGGGAGCGACGATGAGCGACCGGCAATTCCAGGAATCGAAACGCGTCGCCTTGCAACGTCAGGGCTGGCATTGCATGCGTTGCGGACGCAACCTGCACGACCCGAGCGTCTGGCCGGGCAGGAGCGGCCACCACCGGCAGTTGCGCCGACGAGCCAACCCGACCATGCGTGACCTGCCGTGCAACATCGTCGAACTGTGCGGGTCGGGCACGACCGGCTGCCATGGTTGGGCGCACGCGCATCCGGCCGAGGCGGAACGGTTCGGCTACATCATCCCGAGCTGGCGTGATCCGCTCAACGCGCCGATACGCGACTGGAACGGCGACTGGTGGTGGCTGTTGGATGACGGCACGGCGCAACGGCTCACGCAAATCGAGATCATCGGATGGCAAAGCGATTGGAAGGAAGAATCATGAGGAAACAGGACGAAGATCTGAACGTGAAGCCGGAGGCGCTGCTCTGGCTCGACTTCGAGACAACGGGCGTGGACAGGCGTAAAAGCCTGCCATTGGAGCTCGGTATGGAATGCACCGACGTGCTGGGCGAACATTCGTATGGATCCCTGCATCGCATCATCAGACCGGACTATCTCGACCTGTTGGACATGAGCCCGGTCGCGTTCTCGATGCACACGGACAATGGATTGCTGTTCGAACTGCTGAACGGCTCCGACAGGAACGACTGCGTGGAAGCGGTCGCGAACGCCGCGGAGGAGTATCTCGACTCCCTGTCGCAACGCTTCATGCTGGTTCCGGCCGGAACGAACGTGGACTTCGACATCGACTTCCTCAAACGACTCGACCTGAACCCGGACAGGTGGCTGTCCTACCGCAAGTTCGACCTGACCACGCTCCGCCGCTACCTGCGGTTCATCGACTGTCCCGAGGATCCGTACAAGGGGCATGCCGGTTCGCACAGGGTGCGTGATTGCATCCGTCGTGACATCTCCGACTATCGGTGGTACCGCAAGCTCCTGAAGGGAGCATGGTGATGACCGTGGCCGCCATGATGCTCCTGTGCGTGGCCGTCCTGGTCGCTTGGATCGGAGGCAGGCCATGACGGTCCAGACGCATATGGCGTGGCAGTACCGGAATCCCGCCGACCTGATCGGCCGGCGATGCATCGCGCTCACCGGCATGGATGTCACGTTGGACGGCCCGTTGGATCTGATTCGGTTGAGTCCGGTCCACGCGGTCCTGAAATACCGGGGCATCGGCCTGCATGTCATCGACTGCGACCTGCGCCACCATACGAACAAAACCTCGGACGGCATCCGCGCCGTCGTCATCACGGAAGGCAAACCATGAAAAACACCATATCGCATGCCAGGAAATGGCATAGGACCAGTCCATGCCCCTACTGCGGCACGAGGAAACCAAGCATCGAACCATACGCCCGGATCATCGGAGCCACGATGCACTGCATCTGGATCGCCAAATGCCGTGGATGTCCGAACGCCGTCTGGATCACCACCCAGGACGACAGCATCAAAACCGCGATCCGCGGATGGAACCGATACGCCAACGGCGAATGGCGCAAACACTAGGAGGAAACAAAATGAGAAAGACAACACGCATCACACTCGCCATCACCGTCATATGCATGGCGCTCGCCGGATGCGGAAGCGCGTCGGAGCCTTCAACGCCAGCGCATGAGGTCAGGTCCATCGAATCGCAGTGCTCCCAGGACGAAGACGGAGACTTTCGTGAATGCGTCATCACCCTGACCGACAAGAGGAAAGTGGACTGCGTCGTCTACTCGGACTACAAGCAGGGCGGCCTGTCATGCGACTGGAGCCATGTGAGCGGAGCCGACAAGGAGCCGGCAAGATGAGCTACCAGGAAATCCATGAGCTGTTCGTCGTCTGCGACGAGTGCCACACAAGACTTTCCGTCTATGACGCGACCTACGAGGACGCCGACAACGAGGCCGCCGACCACGGCTGGCAATGCGACGAGCTCCAAGGCAGGCACTACTGCCCGCGCCACTGGCACGTCGAATGCCATGACTGCGACATCACCGACAGTGGAGCGCCGGACGAACTGGAAGCCGCGGGATGGCACATCGACCGAGATTATCCATGCGACAG